GTGATCTGGTAGTTCATGAAGTCCTGCACGCGGCCCGCTTGCTGGTACTTTTCTACCGTCTCTTTGCCCATGATCTGGCTGCGAACAGGGCCACCAGCGGGCAACAGCTCCTTGAGCGCCTGCGCCTGGAACTGAATGATGGCCTCCATCAGCATTGGATGGGCCACCCCAGACGCGCCACGGAAGGGTTTGGTGCGTTCTTCGAGCTTCAGGCCCAACAGATCAAGGCCCTTGGCGAACATGTTCTCCCAATCGGAGCGAGAGCCCTTGTCCGCCTCGTACATCGCGGCCACGTCGATCGAAATTCGAGCCAGGTCGTCCGGATCAATGACCGCTGCCAAGTTGTCGTAGAAGCCGACGTCGTTGGCTTCTTCCTCGCCAATCTCGACCGTTGCACCACCATCGTCCTCAATGATGATTTCAATGTCCGATTCGGGCTGCGAACCGCCCACGACGACCTCAAATGAAGGGGCCTGGTTAAGTGCTTTGTCGATTGGCATGTCAATTCCTTATTGGTACCCGCGAAGCGCTGACTTGTATGCTTCCAACACAGGCGTTAGGTACTTGTCCGATTCTTCGATTCGTACCGGTTTGAGGTAATCCTGCAAAAACTGCATGACGGCCTGATCGTACTTCTCCGGCGCAGTGTTCCCAGTGGCGCGACCGTTGCCCTTGATCTGAGTGACCACTGGCGAATGCTCATCGTCCATGCGCACTTCAATCGTATTTACAGGGCGATTGCGGTTGTCGCGCAAAGTGTAGACCCGATACTTGCCTTCGTTGAACAATCGGTGCTTTTCAGGTCCGTACATGCCACCCTGAGCATAACCGCCCACCGAGTGACCTACATACGCGCCCTCGGGCACAGTGGCGTCCGCCTTCTCAATGCGCTTCCATGCAAAGCCCTCCAGTGGACCTTCGTTGAACTGCACCAGAGGCGAGCTCACGCCCTCGCTAAAAAACTTGTCCGGAACGCGTTTGCCCGCGCGAATGTCCGCTTCCAACGTCTCACGGGCCATGCGTTGAGCGGAAATCTTCGCGCCGCCCTTGACCGCGTCTTCAAAGCGGATGTTTTTGAGTTCGCGTTCAGGGATGCTGGCCAAGAATTCGTTGATCGCGCGCGTGTCAAAGAGCTTGCGAATGGCTGCGTCCGGACCGCTCGTCCCATACATGATCTCGCCCTTTTCCACTGCTGTGCGCAAGTTCTGCGGTAGCGTCGGTAGCGCACTGGGAACCCCCTGAAAGCCGGGGTCGCCCACACGCGTGCCAGTGGTTGACTCGTAGTCTTTCAAAATGGATCGAGCGCTGTATGGCCCAACGACCGTATCAGGGTCTTTGAGCGAGCGTGTCAAAAACTCTAGGTTAGGGCTGGCCTGAGTAGCGGGTGTGCCCTGCGAAATCATTCGGTCGATTTCTTTGTCGCGCAAGCCTTCCAGGATGTTACGGCCTTCGATCGAATGGGAATACGTGAAGCCAGGGTCCATGACCCGCTGCGGATTGAGCTCAGGCACTGACCCCGTGATGTTGGTCAGTCGGTCATAGCGTTCCCGCATTGCATCCCATGCCCCCGGGTACTTCGGGAAAAACCGCGATTGCCCCGTCTCTGCATTGACACGTGTCTTGCCCACCGGCAACTGGTCCAGCACGTAGTCAGGGAAGTCCTTGGCCAGGCTAGGCGACTTGATGTTTTGCTCGCGAATGCCGCGATAGACCGGATCGCTTTCAGTGCCAAACTGCTTGGAAAAGTAGTTGGCCGCCTTGTTGTTCCAAAAGCTCTCCATCAGCGCTGCACGGTCCGTGGAGTGCGTGATGTTGGCCAGCTGGTCACGCGCGTTGCGCACACCGTCGTCCAAGAAACTACCCACCCAATCCGGATTGCTGTCTCGACGGATAACCAAGTTGGAACCCTCAGGCCGCACCGCGTACGACGCGCCAGGCACTGCAAGCTGGCGGTTGTACTGCTGGAAGTCCCGGCCCACGTCGGCGGCCGCTTGGCCCACCTTCTGCGCGCCCTTGACCGCTGCGCGCGTCGCGCCAGCAGGGTTGACCAGGTTGGACAAGAGATCGCCCGCTGTGTTGAAGCCGCGCAGCGTCGGGTCAGTGGGCGTGGCCGGGCGCACGCCTGCGTCAGTCATCTTGTCCTTGATCCAGTCGCTGCCCATGACGGGCTTGTCGACGTTGTAGCCAAACGGACGCATCACCATCGTCGCCAAGTCCACCGGCGCGCCCACCAGGTTGTAGGGCAGGTTTGCTGCTCCTTGGGCCAAGGCGCTGTATGCCTCGCCCGAGGCCAGCGCACGGCTGATCGGGCCTTCCTTGCGGCCCTTGCCCGACTTAGGCGTCACGAACGCCGGCCGACTGGCCGCCTCGCGTTCAGCGTCGCTTACCTCGCCCTCCTCCGGGCTGCCCTCAGCACGGTACTCGGGCGGGGGCGTGGCGTCTTGCTTGGCCTTGGCGTCAATCGCCTCCAACTGCTCACGGCTCAGGACCATGGGCTTGCCCGGCACTTGCTTGTTCTGCGCCTGCTTGGCCAGCGTTTGCACCAGCGCCTCCAACTCAGCCTGGCTCTTGGTCCGCGCTGCGAGCTCCGCGCCCACCTTGTTGTTGTGCACGTCGATGGGGTAGTCGTAGCGCGGCTCGCCCACGCCCAGCATGTTGAAGAACGACTTCGGGTTGCTCAACCGCTCATGCGCCTTGCCAAGGAACTCCGCCGTGCCAGGGCCATACTTGCGCGCCATGATGCCCGCTGCCAGCATGTGACGCGCCGCATCCCGCTGGTCGTCCTGGCCCATCTGGTTCGGGAACATCCGCTTGGACGCCTGCGTGGCATAGTCCATGACGCCAAAGACACTGGGCTCCTCGGCCTTGGCCTCACCGCCCTTTTGGAAACGCTTCCTGGTCAGCCTGCTCTTAGTCAACGTCGGTCCCTCCAAAGTTGGCGCGCCAAAGGTGTCGGCCGACAGCCCACGCGCCCTGTCCTTCACCGACGCCAAGCGAATCTGGTACTGACGCGCCAGGTCCTCCAACTGCGCCCGAGCAGAGTCCGTTTCCTTGAACTTAGGCTTGAAGTCCTGCGTCGCGCCAAGGTCGTCCTTGGTCAACGACTCATACTCCATGGCCATGCCCTTGGCCCCCTTGCCAGAGACAGGCGTCACGCGCGCACGCTTGATAGACTGCTTGGTCGGAGAGAGCTCATAGGACGTCGCCTCACGGCTACCACTTCCCGCCATGCCGTCCAACAACTGACGCGCTGTTCCGACCGGGTTGGTGTCAATCGTCGTGTCCTCATCGTCCGCGCTCAGCGCAGCCAGATCACTCAAACTGGCAGGACCACCACCAGCCATGAAACGGTTTGCAATAGACATAGAGCCAAAATTGAACTGATCAGGATTGCTGACAACATCGATGGCCACGGCCCGCGATGCGGCATCCTTTTGCGCCCGCGTGGCCGCCGCCTTCTGATACGCCTGCACGTCCTCTTCCTTGAACGGCACAGTGGGCGCAGTGCCCTTAAACTCTTCAGGCGTCTTCGGCGCAGTCATCTCAAACTGCTTGGCCAAGGTAGGCTGCGCCATTGTGAACTCACTGGCCAGCTTGGGCTCGGCAGGGCCTGCATAGTCCTCGGTTCGCGGACCGGCGTTCCACTCGTTGACCGCCTTCTCGTACGCCGAAAACTGCTGCTGGTACGGGTTGTAGACCTCAGTGTTGTACTTGTCGGCCGCTGCGTTGTAGGCGTCCACCTGTGCCTTGTACGGGTTGTAGACCTCAGTGTTGTACTGGTCCAGCGCCGTGTTGTAGGCATCCACCTGCGACTTGTACGGGTTGTAGACCTCGTTCTGCCACTTGGTCAACGCGTCGTTGTAGGCCAAGCGCTCTTTCTCGTACTGATCCAGCTCTGCCTGGCGGGCAGTGAGGTACGAAGCGTCCGAGCCACGGAGCATGGCCCGTTGGCCGGGATTCGCGATCCCGCCAAATGCAAAGTTTTGAACAGGGGGCAGTTCGCTGTTCAAGTCATCGGGTGTTGAAACCCTCTCGGCCCCGTACTTGTAAAAGTTGTCCATGTGACCCCGGCCAGGAATACATGGACGCATTGTAGTGCTCAATAGTACTCGGGGACAAGGTCCTTGGCGCTCGGTTCGGGCACGTCGTCAGTGGCAAGACTGACAAAGTTGCCCTGACGAAACCGCATGAGCGCCATCGTCGTCACGTCCACCATGTCGTCGTTGTCGCCATTGGGGAACGCGGCGCATTCCTCGACAAGCTCTTCCGCCCAATCGCGGTCCGGGGCCCAGACCATCCCCGCTTCAAGGATCGGGGCCACGGCGTTGGCGCGGCTGACCTTGTCAGTGCCCGTCTTCCTGCCACCAGGTGAGTACAAGGTGACAGGGATGCTCATGCGCCGCAGTTCCTGCTGCAGCGAGATGCCAGTGGCCTTCGCTTCGATCAGCACGTTGTCCGGCTGCCACTGCTCGTATTGTTCCTTGGCCACGCGCTTGAGTTCGGGGAAGTCCATGCGCTTTCGGAACACGTCCAGCAAGATGATGTTGGCCCCTGAGTCCTCGTCCGGGAAGAACACGCCCCAGGTCGCGATGACAGAGAAGTCAGCCGTCTCCTTCTTCGAGTACGCCGTGTCCATCGTCTGGATGATGTAGTTCACGATCGGCGGATCATCATGCGGCCACACGCGCCACCACTCACGTTTCAGGATCGCGCCCTCGTCGTTCGTGGGCTGCTGCTGATACATCGCGTTCCACTTTTGAACTGACAAGGAAGCCTTGACAGCTTCGAGTTCCTCCAGCTTCCAGAACTGTGGCCATAGGGGTTTACCCGAGGGCAGAATGGCCGGCAGCTCGATCACCTCCCACTTGTCCGCGTTGTGACTCGTCTGGGCCTTGAGTAAGCGCGCTGTCAGGTCCTTAGTGCCCCAGCGCGTCATCACGATCACGATTGCGCCGCCAGGCTGCAAACGAGTACGCGGGCCCGAGATGTACCACTCCCAGCAGTTCTCCAGGGCCAGGTCGCTCATCGCGTCCTGCTCAGAGTGCGGGTCGTCAATGATCAAGATGTCCGCGCCACGGCCGGTCATCGCACCGCCCACGCCAACGGCAAAGTATTCCCCGCCTTTGTTCGTGTCCCACCGACCGGCAGCCTTCGAGTCCTGCTTCAAGCTGACATCGGGGAAGACTTCCTTGTAGGTGTCCATGTCCATCAGATCACGGACCTTGCGGCCAAAGCGCACGGCGAGCTCGCTGTTGTGGGTAGCTTCAATGGCCTTGGTGCTCGGATTACGGCCCATGAGGTACGAGGGCAGCAGGTAGGACGCAAATTCAGACTTCGTGTGCCGGGGCGGCATGTTGATGATCAGCCGCTTCAAGGTGCCATTGGCGATTCGATCAAAGGCAGAGGCTACCTTGGCATGGTGCTCACCCAGGATGGCGTTGGGCCAGACATATCGCACGTAGTCCAAAAAGCTCGAACGCGCCTTCTCCTGGGTCTCAAGCTGAGCCAATCGGTATTCAAGTTTGAGTCTTTCTGCTGCAACGTCTTCAGGAATCATGGGGGCCATTTCGTTTTGGAATTGCAAAAATTTTGACACAAGTTGCACGAGTTGACAAAGGGGGCCGTTTTTCCTTCCCCGGGGGTCAAAACTGTTTCACGTGGAACATAGCGTGTGAAATCGGGCCGAAGCCCGCGCAGCCAGCGACCCGGCCCGTTTTTTGGACCCCGGGTGTGTGGGCGCTCGCTACCGCGCCAGGCCGCACGGCCCATGGCCCGCGCCACCAGGTCGGCGGCCACCTGGCCACGGACCACGGACCACGGCCCGGAGCGCTCGACCAGGTCGACCAGGTGCACCAGGTCGTCGACCAGGTGCGCGCCTGGTGTTTGTGACCAGGCACACAAACACGGGCGACCAGGACATGCAAACACAAACACGGCCACCTGGTGCACCAGCTGCAGCACGCGGGCCACGGACCAGGCACCAGGCGACCAGGTACACGTCGCACGGATCAGCGCAGCACGGCCCGAGGACCCCGGGCCAGGCACGGCCGGCGGCCTGGTGGCCAGGGTTTCGACCAGGTGCTGGCCAGGTGGGCGGCCGGAGCTCGACCAGGTGGGCGGCCGGAGCTCGACCAGGTGGGCGGCCGGAGCTCGACCAGGTGGGCGGCCTGGCCACCGGTACCCGGGCAGAAAAAAACCCGGCACGGTGGCCGGGTTTGTGGGCTGAAAACGGACCGGGTCAGGTCACGCCGACCAGGGCCGCGCGATCGGCCAGCATGCGGTCGGCCGTGGCCACCGCGTCCGCCCGGTCGTCCGTGAAATACTCGGCCACCAGCTGGTCGTCGGGGTCGATCAGCTGCACGCGGTATTCGGCGAATTCGGCCGACCAGGTCACGCGGAACCGGCCGACACCAGGGAACGCGCCGGCATACACCAGGCGGCGGCCGCTCATGCTGCCACCTCCACCAGGTCCAACAGGTCGCCGGCCAGGGTCTCGAACTCGACCCGCTCGGCCTGCCAGGGGATCGACCGAGCGTACGCGGTCGCGCCGGTCACCGCGTCCCATACGGTTTCGATCGGCCGGCCCTCGTCGAGCATGTGAGCATGCTGCACGCGGGCGGCCACGCGCGGCCCGAATCGGTTCGCCAGGAACTTGTCGACCTTGTCGATTTTGCTGGCCTGCGCACTGCGCAGCACGCCGGACACGTTGGCCGCGCTCGACCTGGAATATTCCAACAGGGCCGGGGTTACCTGGTCGATAAATTTATCGGGAGCGCTCGCAGTGTGCCGAATGCTGATCTCGTCGAGCTCATGCGCACCCCATACGATCCGGTTCGCGCATACGTAGTCGAAAAGAAAGGTTTTCACGCGGAGCGCGCCCGCGCCGGTCTCGCTGTTTGTCACAAAAAACCCGCGCGCCAGGGTGCCGGTTTGGCCATCGCGGCGGCCCGGGAGCTCGATCCGGTTCTGCTCGTCGGCCAGGAACACGAACATGTCGCGGTCGCCGGCGTACAGGGTCGTATTGTCCCGGGTCACGTCGACCAGCTGGCCGAATACACCAGGCACGCGCCAGGTGCCGGTCGCACCATCGCCGAATCGATCGATCAGGGCCGCGACCACGTCGCCGTCCCATATCCGGCCATAGTTCGGGCCGGTCACCGCGCGGAGCTCGGCCGTTCCGTTCCTGGTCAACAGGACCCCGATGTCCTTCGCGTCGCGCTCGACCTGGAAACCGTAGTTCAGACAATCGGCCGCCAGGGGCGCGGGCAGCTGGCGCAGGTATGCACCAGGCGCGCCGACCAGGTTCGCGGCCTGGCCCATGGCCCAGTGAGTCGGGGCGTACCCGTGGCCGTTCGGGCCCTCGATCAACAGGCCCTGATTGTCGTCGGTCGGGACGGCCCGCAGGCGGCGGGATGAAACCACGGCGGCCCGGCTGATCGCCTGGCGCGCCACCATGGCCGCGTGCATTTCCGGAAGGGAAACAAACCGCTCTTCGGCGGGACGGGTTGCCCATTGTGTGTGGGCTTGCATGAGTGTCGACATAGTGTGCTCTCTTTCTGACTTTCTGAATTACCGGGAAACCGTCCCGGCGGCGGTGTTTGCATTATGGCATACAAACACAAACAGGTGTCAAGCATCCCGGCCCAGGTCGCCGACCACGTGGTGGCGCAACAGGGAACCAGGCGGGAGCGAGCGGGCGAACCGGACCACGGCGGCCGCGTCGTCGGCCGCGCCGGTTTTGCGGGTTCCGTGCCAGGCCAGGGCAACAGGGCCGCCGGTCCCGTAGCATCCGCCGGCCTGGTCCTGGCCGACCAGGCGGGCCGCCTGGCCGTGCGCAACAAACACGATCACATAATCGCGGTCGCCACGCGCGCACAAGGGCCGGCCGCCGCCGCACTGCGCGCAGCTGAAATTGTCGGAGAGCTCCGCCGGGCACTGCACGAACCGGACCCCGGCGGCCGTGTACGGCCAGACCGTCCCGGCCGGAGCGGCCACCACGGCCGGGCGGCCGATGGCCACGGCGGCCAGGGCCTGGTCGATCGTGTCGCAGCTGGCGTTGATCACGGTCTCACCAGGTGCCGGAGCGGGCAGGGTCTCGGCGGGAAAATGCGAATAGGTCCAGGCCTGGCCACGCGGCGGGACGGCCTGGCGCACGGCGGCCAGGTAATCGGGATCGACCAGGTCCGCGCCCTGGTCGCCCTTCGGGTTGAGCGGGCAGGCCTTCGGGCAGGTGGCCAGGGTTTGGTGCTGGCCGGCGCGGTAGGTGACCGCGATGGGGCCGGTTTTCCGGTTTGCACTGGTGCGAACGGTTTTCAACATGTCGGGCTCTCTTTCTCTCTTTCTGGTGCCAGGTGTCCGACCTGGCGCGGTGTTTGTGATTCTAGCATGTCAACACACATACACGTCAACAGGCAACAAACAAACACAAACAAAAAACCCGGCACGGTGGCCGGGTCCTGGTGGCGCCCTGGTCGATCAGGTCTCAACCTGCAGTTCTTCGGCCATTCGGCGGTACTTGTCGAACAGGTCCGGAAAGGCGGCCAGAATGCGCGCCTGGTTGTCACCGTCGGCGCGATAGTAGGCCTGGGCCAGGGCCGCAGCAAACCCGCCGCCCATGCGTTCCATTGTCTGGGCCGCGCGGTGGTTCCAGGTCGCCCGCTCTTCGGGCATCATCAGAATGTAGTCTTTCATGCTGCGACCCCTTCCATGGCGGCCAGTTCCAGGCGCGCGGTCTCGGCGCAGCAGTGCCAGGCGGTCGG